GTCCCTAATCTATACAGATCAGCAGGCGCAGCCCAGTGAGTTCCGCCGTATACTAAAGCGGTATTTTTTTCGAAGATGTTTATTTTTTCGTTTAGAACATTGAGCATGTCAGAAAACTCCGTGTCATTGCCCGGCACTCTACCGAATTGGTTGATGTCGTAAAAGTATTGTTCAAATATATCTAATTGCGCTTGGTTTGCAAATAGATTAAATTCTTGTGGGGTAAGATACCCTCTTTGTTCTTTGTTGAGTATTGCCAACACTCTTTGATAAACAGTATCTACGCTTACAGCCATAATTTGTTTTTTATTTTATATAGTTATAGGCCACCTTTCAGCAGCCTATTACTATAAAGGTGACTAGTTTAGTCTTTTTTCTATTGCCTTGTATATTTCCATACCTTCGTCTGTTCTAAAGAATGCAGACAAAGCAAAGTAAGGATGCTCATCAAATGGCACTGTCATTACTTTTCTACCGGTATTTCCGTATGTAAAGGTTCTTTGATCTTGTGATAAATTTAATATACCCATTTCAACAGCTTTTGCTCCGAAACTTCTTAATTGCGTATTTTCATCCGTAGCTAATTGTATAAATAGGTTTGGATTCTTTTTAGCAAAAATTAATACATCTCTTTTAATTTCAGAAGATGATAGTTCTGTTACAGATGCACCCATTTCAACGCGTAAGATAGCCTCTGCTTCATCAACAGTTAAACTCTTAGCTAGATTCAGTGCTTGTAATTCAAACTCAATCCAGTCAACCTCATTGCTTGCTTGTTGTGCTGGTTTGTATTCTTCGTATATACCGTCTTTAACAGCGGGGTGATACAAAGATAATAGCTTTTGTAATACTACATTTTCTTTTGGAACATTAAGTTTACCGTCTCTAAACACAATACGTCCCATAACTATCTGGCCTTGCTGCTCATCAACAAAACAAGATCTTTGATTTGTAGCGTATCTTAGTTCTCTCTGGTAACCTAATTCTTCGTCAAAATGTAATAAACTTTTTTTCCTACCATGTGATGTAGGTAATGTAAAAACCAGTGGCTTTGTTCTTGTTAGCTCATATAGCCTATCCTTAATAACCCACTCGTCTTTTGGTTTTTTTATTTTAGCAATTGGTTTAACAACTTGCTTTACTTCTTCCTGAGGAGCAACCTCAACTTTATTTGCTGTAGCTTTTTTAGCCATAATATAATATAATATAAATGTTAGTAATGTACGACGATAGCCTATTACTATTTAATATAACTACCTACTGTCGCTAATAGTAGTAATAACTACCCCCGTAGATTCAACGAGGGTAATCATTACAATAAACTTACTACTATGTATTTTTTAGTAATACAAAGTTGTTAGCTGCTTGAGTACACATAGTTCTTTCCGATAGGAAGTGAACATTCATTGCATCCTCGTCACTTGTGTAGTTTCCACCAACTGAACCAGTTACCCAAGATTTCAAACGTCTGTCATCAGCTTCTGAAGCTCTATAACGGATGTGTAAGAAAGGTCGTGAGATGTTTTGTCCTAATTGCTGATCATATACAGTAGACGTTCCTGCTGGAACTATTACTCCTGATATGTCTGAAATAAGTCCACGAGTTGTAGAATCATTTAAGTATTTCCAGTCTGTCTTGTAGAAATCGTAAGATCCTCTACGGAATCCTGAAAATCCTAAGTTCAACGCCATTTCTTCAGAGTTTTCGAATACACCGTAAGATGTACCACCTGCTCCGTAAGAATTTTGCGCAGCCAACATATTGTCAATGCTTAAAGAAGTACCACGATCTAAGAACATCATGTTCTCTTCAATCGCTCCTTGCTTATCAAGCTCTGCTAATATAGTGTCAAATTGCGCAAGACCTCCTGCGATGTCAAAGTCTGGATCGTTAAATACTAGTCCTCTAGTTTCTAATGAATCAAACAAACCTTGCATACCTGAGATAGTAGCCCCTGCTGCGTCAGTAAATGCACTTTGAGCATCTTTGGCTTCAACCATAGACATCTCTAAGTAATCTTCAAAACGAATTCTAGACTCATGCTCAGACTTTAGGTACCATAGGTATCCTCCAGTTCCGATCTCAGTAGTAACTTCAACCCATCCAATTTGAGCAACGTCTGATCCGTTAACGGCATACTTGTCTCTTAAGATGATTGGCTTGTTACTGAAAGTTGTAAAAGAAGCGTCAACTGAATTACCAGCTAAGCTAGATCCTTTACCATATTCAGATCCATATACGAATAAGCTAAGTGGCGCTCCTGCTGTTGCACCCGCTAAGGCTGCTGGCAGTTGACCATTGGCAGTATCATATACTTCAATGTTATACGTTTGTAATCCACCTGCTAAAGCCCCTACAGACTTTATGAAAGCTTTTACTGTTTCATTACCTAAAGCTATTACTACTGTCATACCAGGTCCTAGTAATGGCACTTTGCCATCCGCTCCAGGAGAAGGTAATATAATAGTTTTAGCTGCTGCTGCACCAGAAGTAACAGTATCATAAGCAATGTGTAATCTTCCTTGTTCTGACCAAACTACTTGATCTGACGCCATTGGCATCTCAGCTCCGACCATACGTAAAAATCCAGTGATTGTTCTGTTTCCATAACGCTCGATTTCTTTTTCGTATACCTCAGGTAAAAATTGTTGTGCCCAGTCCATATCCGCAAGAGCTAAATAGTTGTCTCCGAATAATCCTTTTACTGGACGCGGTGTTAAATGCGCTAAATTGGCTAATGTAGCCGGCGCGGTTGCAAATCCTGTTGCCATAATTTTTCTTATTTAATGTGTTTAAATTTTTTAATTCTCAGTTTTGAATCACTTCCCCCGGAATCAACAGATCTAACTGACCAACCATTCGGTGCTTTAACATCCTCGTGAACGCCTCTCGCGCCCATTTGTACGTTTTTCGAATTGGTTATACTCGTTTTCATCGCATCGGCTTTCCCTTGCTCATAAAAATGATTTGCAATTGAATCTGCATTCATAGCTGTAAATAACCCCTTATGGTAACCCGCGGCATCTGACATCGCATTATCTTTGTCCAAGAACTTCTTGACGAAATTGTTAATGTCACTTTGGGTCTCCTTAATAGAAGGTGCGTCTTTAACTTTAAAACGGAATTTTTTGTCCCCAACCTGATAATCAAAACCTTTGAAATCTTGGTTAAAAACATTTTCTGTTTTGTTTAAAAACACCTCTGATTGCTTTTTAGCTAATTGAGTTGCTGTTTCGTTTTCTTTTGTATAGCGATTGAAAAACTCTACCGCTTTCTTTTGTTCAGGTGCTAATCTAGCTCCTCCACGAATTTCTTCGTAGTACTTATTTTTCATTCCCGTTAAATGAGCTTTAGCTTTTGCTAATTCTTCTCTTCGGGCTAATTTTTTTCTTTTAACATCTCGCTCTTCGTCAAATTCTTCGTCATAAAGAAAATTGTCTTCCATTAGGAAATCAATATCTTCTTTTTCTAAATGAGGCTTAGTGTTTGCATAGTATTCTTTTAGCAATTGGTCCTCGTTTAAATCTTCGTAGTTTTGATTAAGCTTAACGTAATCTTCCAGTGAGCCACTGGTTTCATTCATAAAGTCTATCACCTTCTGAATATTCTCAGGTAATTCAACGCCTGCGTTCGCTCCCACTATAGCTTGCTCAACTTGTTCGGTTAGCTCTTCTACCTGTTCCACTACCTCTTCTTCTGTTACCTCTTCTAAAACGGCCTCCTCGATAGCTGCTTCCAATACAGGTTCTGCTGGCGTTTCTGCAATTGGCGTTTCTGCAATTGGCTGTTCTTCAACTGGTTGCTCAATAGGTGTTTCTGTTACGGGTTCAGCGAATTTACCCATGTCTAGTTTAATTGTTCCGTCGTCGCCCATTGATGTCGGGCTTGTATCATCAACCGCAACTTCCGTTACTGGCTGTTCTACAATTTCTTGATTTTCTTCCATGATAAAATATTATATAATTATTGTTACTATTATTATTACTTAGGATCGAACGCACCTAAGCCAAATCCTCCGCCCATTACGTCATTTCCTGAAGACTCAAAGTTTTTGGCTGGAGAATCGTTCTTTCGCTGCTCAATCATTTCACTTTGCTGAGTCCCTTGTATTCGCGTTCTTTGATCTTTGCGATCTTCCATTTCCTTCTCCTTGGCTTTGTTTTTGTCTATCTCAAGACCCTTAAGCTGCATGTTGTACTGGAACTCTAATTCCATTAGTTCTTTCTTAGCTTTTACTTCAGCGGACATTTCTTGCTGCTTTAGAGTACCTTTAAGTTGTTCTAGTTGCGATTTAGTTTGAAATAGAGCTTGGTCTTTTTGTATTTCTGCTTGAGCAGCAACTTGTTGTGCCTGGGCATTAGCCTGGGCTTGAGCTTGTATGTTGGCTTGTTGTTCTTCCTGCAGCCTAGCTTGTCTTTGCTTTTGCTTAACCTTCAATAATTGGTTAGCTAGCTTTATATTTCTTACCTCTCGTATATCTATTGCATCAGACAAATCTATAGAGCCTTGTTGCAAAGCAATTTGAACATTGTTTTCGAGCATTTGAGATTCTTCTTCGTCAGGCATTAGTTCCAGGGATATTCCGAAGTCGTGCATATATAAATTTGACATTTCCTCCAAGATACCTACATTGAATCTACCTATTTTAGTTATAAATGCTTCTTTAGCTGGATGGTACTCTATTATATCCGATATTCTAAGTGACAAACATTCGCAAAGCTCTCTTGTTAAATACAAACCAGAATCCAATATATGCCTTGTTGCGGTGTTTGAATTTGCCGCCGCTAACTTTTGCACCCCTACTAATGCTCTAGAGTCAGGTGTAGAACCATCTCTTGCTTCGTTCAATCCAGTTACATCTCTTATCATTTGCAGATAATAGTTGTACGTGGATATTAATGTTTGTAGCTTTTGACCACCGCTGCCAGTAGGCACTTCTTGTATAGGCACTTTACCAGGATTCATATCTCCCTCTTGTGTAAATGATCTACCTATTATAGAACCCGTTTGAAAAAACATATTTAATGCTTCCTGCGGATTGTAATTTGTACCGTTACCTAAATCAACCTCGTTGATTCCATCGGCATCAAGATAAACACCGTCAGGTATCATTCTTTGTAGTACTTGTTGTAATTTCAAGTGAGTCAATTGCACCATATCCGCAAATCCTGTACACTTGCTTACTAATGATTCTATTCTACCCTTATACATTCTAGGAGCAGTAATAGCGTAATTCATTTTAACCTTAGATACATCACTTTTAGGGCGCATCATGTTTTTTGCCATTTCCCACTTAAGCATAATATCAGTACCAACAATCATTACCCCTTCGTAAAGTACTTCAAGTGATCTTGACATTTTACCAAATTGCTCCTCAAGCATTTCTACTGGTGGATCAAACTGATCATCTCTTACTATTATCTTAGTTGCTCCTGTAGAAGTTTCTTTAACTTTGTATACTTCATTCATGTAAGTTTTATAATTAAAGTATAAAACCTGTATGACGTTTGAATCTCTATTGTTATTGTACTCGTTGCTCACATTAGTATCAAAGACGCCGTAATTTTGTGTTCCTTGTTGCTGGATTCTTTCTAATTGATCCTGCGTTAAATTTGGGAATTGCTTTTTAAGCTCGTTTATAGGTACAAATTTTACTTCACCAGCATAATATATGTCTTGAAAATAAGGATCCTCAGTATAAGAGTATACTAAATAAGCTGGATCAACGTAATCAATAGTTACCCCCTCTGATTCTGAAAAGTTATTTTTAACAGCTCCAATACCCAAAGTCGCAAGATCTAAGTAAGTTCTTCTTTTTGTTAAATCATATCTGTTCTCATCAAGTAATGTGTTAAGAGCAGTTTCCTCCGCTATTTCAATACCTTGCTTGTAAGTAAGTTGCATGTGTATGTCAAGCTCTTCTTGCGAATCAGGTAATGTTTCTGGAGGATTTTCAAAAAGATTAATACCAAAGTTTTCTTGCGCAAAATTGTTAAGCTCTTCTGTTTGCTTATCTCTTATTACGGATTCCATATAAGCAGATCGCTTGCTTACCCCGTATGGGTCTTGTGAATATGTACTAATATCAAAAGATCTATCTGCGATCCCGTTTACAACTATATCAACAAACTTTGATAATATAGGCACAGGCTTCCAATCTAAATTCAAGTAAGATAAATCTCCATTAATAGAAAGTTCGTCTTTATACTTCTGCACAGGTTGTTCACCTCTTGCATATAACCTTAAGTTATGAAAAGTATTTTGATTGCTTCTATAGCGAGTAGCCCCTGTATTACTGGAAAACCATTCGTTTTGAATCGCTCTACCAACCTGTAACCCGTAACTCTCAGAAACTTTTTCTTGATCACTTACTACCTGGCTAGGGAAAAAACTATTTATTGCATTTATCGCCATATTATCTTTTTATTATTTTTGATGCGTTACCTTCGTGGGTATATTTCGCAAATCTTAAATTAACAACTTGCCTCTGCCTAATATTACTAGGCCTATATAGATCTTTGTTGCAAGCCATTATGGCAAGCCCAGAGCTAATAGCTGCATCAAACTTCGTCCTATTATTTATATCAAATTTAGACCAGTCGTTTAATGTCTCATTAAAATACATTGTCCCGTACTCTCCTTCGTCATTAAGCCCTACGTGTCTGTCTATATACATTTCAATAGCAGCAGCGTGTGCTTGTTTTATATCCTCACTTGAATTTGGTATTCCACCTATTTCTTTCTCGGTAACAGATAGCTTGTTCCATAGCTTGTCTGGTCTGTTCATAGAGTAACCCCTATAGCCCCTTCTTTTAAAGTAATATAAAAGTCTTGGCTTGTTATTTTCACACAATAAAGGCATTCCATAAAATACGCATGCCATAAGGACATCTTCAAAAAATATCTCAGCGGTTTGAGGCCTTGCTACATACTCTAAAAAGAAAGTACTTGGCGGAGCGTCTTCCATACTAAATTTGGTTAAACCGTGCAAAGCACCCTTGGATCCTCTGCCGTCAGTTGTACCTGATATATCGTAACTATCACAACCAAAAGCACCCATGTGTTCATTGCCAGGATGTTTAACGCCGTTTTTGATTACTTGCCTGTTCTGTATACTATATTCAGGTGTCCAAGAAATTAAAAATCTTCCTTGAGGGTTTGGCGTAAATACCACCTTGGTATCTTTAATACCGTTTTCCCAATGAAAACTACCTTTAGTTAATACATTGCTGTTCCTTAGATCTTCGTTGTAATCTATTTGTTCGTATATTTTTGCTAAATTAAATATACTGTTTTTTGTTTCATCTCTGAAAGCGTGTTCCTCTGTTCTAGGAAATTGTCGGTAAAACTCATTTAGAGCGTCCTGGTCGCCTTTTAATCCATCAACCTCATTATTCCAGTGCTCTATAACCCCGACGTCTATAACGTCTCCGTGTGGGTCCACAGTCCTTTCTGATGGCGTATTAAATACAGCGTGCCCGTATTCATCTATAAAACCTTCGTAATTCCATTCCATGGGAATAAACAAAGAATACAGCCCGGATCTAGTTTGACCGTTGGCATTTCTTTTAGTTACGTCTGAACTATTATATAGCTTTTTAAAATTCTCTCCTCCTTTATCTAATGCGTTTGATGTTGATCCCATCATGCACTTACCAATAATACGACTACCTAATCTTAATGTTGTTTTCGTGACCCTCCAGTTGTTGAGGATGTTGTTCGGCCTTTCCCATTTACCGCTCTCATCGTGGACGAGGAGTTTAAGTTTCTCCCCATCGTACGCATTGTCCCCTGTGTTCTTCCAGTCAATGGTGGTATCGAGACCTGCGAGCGATTCCGTCTTGTCATTCGAATCGAGTCTGCGTCGTGTGAATTTGGATGCGGGTACTCTGTATGCGAGTTCTGTTTTGGGACGGTCCATTCCGTCTTGTATTGGTTTGAAAAAGAATGGGTAGTTAACAGATATGGGTACAACCTTATCGGTGAACATTTTCTTCGCATCGGCCCCAGATTTGGACAATATTCCAATCCGTGCATCGCTTGATATGGTCGCGAGGTTAACTGTCTCCCCTGACCCCATGAACGAAAAACCCGAACGTCTGTTCTTAAGATAACACATACCATAACATCTTCTGTCGGCTTTACAAGCTTCCCAGAATATGAAGAATAATCTGTTTGATTCCCTAAAGTCAGGTTGCCCAACGTCAATCTTGGTCCACTGCAAGTACATAAAGTGAGTACCAGTAAGGTAAGTATCCACGCCTTTATTATTGAACCAATGACCGTTCTCTCTTTTGTTGAAATTTTCATCTATATATTCTCCCCATTTTGTTTTGAATCCCTCAGGGTAATCCCTCCAATCAAAAATGCTTTTTATGCCTTTCAATTCTTTTGGGTATTCCTCTGGAGTCCATTTGTTAGTAGCTTTACTTAATTTGCCTGGAGATTTAGGCAGCGCTATCTTTAGATTTTGTATATTATAGATTTCGCCTATTTGTCCAGTTTTGCTTATAACAACGACATCGTGTTCCTTGTTATAGCCATATTCCCATTTTTTACCTTTATTAAGCCGCGTAATTGTTGTGCGCCTTATAGGTTCTATTATTTGATATAGTTCTTGGGTATACATTATTTGGATCTATTTTCAGCAAATCCACCGAAGCTAGTAGTTTCAACTTCTTGCCTAGGTTTGTTCTCGAGGATTCTTTCTTCCTCTTCAATACGGTTAAGTATTTCAAACGCGTCAAATATAGCCAGCTTTTTTGTAGCTGCCGCATTCTTGAGTCTGTCTGCTGAAATGTCATCGTCTGAATCCACGATGTCTTCTTTAGCTACTTTAATGAGTTCCTCTACTGCTCTGTGCCCAGCTCGGATTATATTCCTCTTCGTTTCCTTTATGTCCATAATTGATTGTAATTGAATTGTTGGGTACTCGGTATAACCTCTGCCCGTCTATAATAAATTCGTATTCTGATGTAGGCCTAAAACCCACTATATTATCTACTTCTAAGCCACAAGTGCAATACTTAACCACGCCTATTAAAGGCTTTTCAAAATCCATTGAAAACATTTTGGTTTCTTTAACCGGCATTACAAAGCAAAAACCTTCTAATGCTTTCCACTCGCCGTTTCTTCTGTAAGCGTATATTTGATCAGGTTGTGCTAAGTAGGTCTCTTCAGTTAAATAGCTTTTACTATTTTTTTCTTTACCTCTTACGTCTCTAAATCTTCTGAATACATTGTGATGCACTATAACCTCATCACCTTCTTTTATTTCTTTATATTTCTCCGCTAATGGTAAGCTTAAAACAACACCAACTCTATTCGAGTACTCATGGTTTTGTAATTCAGTATTAAGCAATAGCTCTTGTCCGTCGATAGTTGTTTGTCCTGTCGTTCTAGCACCTTTTGGCGATACTAGGTAATTAAATACACTCTGCATTCTACCATGCAATATTGTATTCCACAGATATAGACATATTCTTATTGAAGTCTTTCCATGGCATGATAACATCCCCTTTTGATATATAGATTGAGTACTTTGTTTCCTCTTCTATAATGTTCTCTATAGTATGACCACCATACACTTCCTGTCCAACAGTATAGTGCATGGCATCATTCTTATAGTCTTTGCCTACACTAATCTTTCTTATCAGCTGCATGTTCTGTAATTTCCCCCGTAGTAAGATTAATATTTACATCTCCGTATTTAGCGGCTAGTATTTTTTGAGTACTTTCAACTTCTTTATTAAGCAATAGTATGTCTGCTATTAACTTAGCTTTATGCGCTTCGATTCCACCTATTTGCATTTGAACTTCACTAACGCTATTAACCGCTGTTTGTAGTTCTTTTAATTCAGTTTCGCTTAATGATTTTTTCACTGCTGTGAATTCTGTGTACTCTTTTACTTTCTTCATAATATTAAATTTAATTGTTACTTATATGGAAACATCTTATTTAGTGTTTCTTTTCTTTTATCACAACCGCAATCCCATGGCAAAGCCTTAACAGCTTTTTTAATTCCGGTTACGGTTGTAATTTTTTCTATTGTGTCTCCTAAACCTTTGGATTTCATTATTTAAAATACCCTTTTTTTAATGGGCCAGCCTTTTTGAAAAGTCCTCCGCCTTTGCTTAATTTTTGCTCTGCAGGAGTAAACCCTATTTCAGTATTAGGACTTGTATTAATATTTGAAAACGATTTGCTTTTTCCTGATAGAGTAGACATACCTGGTTGCTCTGTTTTTAAATCAAAATCACCCATTGTTGCTCTTTGGTCCTTGTTCCTTACGTTTGCTTTACTAAATCCGCCCACATTTTGTTTGGACTGAGCATTGGTGTTCTCTACCTCTTGCTTTGCAAAAGCTAATTTTGATTTAGCGCTGCGCATTTTGCGTAGTTCTTTTTGACTTAAGTTATCTTTTTGTGTAAATTCACCTGCAGCATTAAAAGATCCGTATTTACCAAGCTTGCGCTCGTTTTTATTTACGCCCCTATTTGCTCTTGTGTTGGCTCTAAAATTATTACGCCTATCATAAGCTGATTGCGCTTTCCCAGTTGATTTTCTGTATAAGTCAGTATTGGTCTTAACCTTAGTTTCCTTGTCCGGCCCTACTGTATCTGGCTCGAATGTTCCAGTACCAACTTTTATTTGATTTTCTTTTCTAGCTCTATATCTATCGTCTTGAGCTTTTCTTTGCTCAGGTGTTAGCGCTGCGTAAGCCGCATCTCCTTCTGCTGTTCTGGTCGGTTTTTTAATCCCGTCCTTCATTATTTCTTTACCTTTAACAATATCTCCAGCTGTTTTAACGGTTGTGGTAGATTGGCTTGAAACCCCTGAGTTGTCTTTCCCCGTCTGTAAAGTTTTCTTATTTTCCGCTTGAGCAGATTTTTCTGCTTCTGTTAAATCCTTAAAAGGAGAAGACTTCATTGAATACCCTTTCATTTTACTTGGAGAAGGCATAGTGCGAGTCTTATTGTTTCCATCAACTCCAGCCGGTCCTACATTTAGTAATGGCTCTTTTGTTTTAAACATGCCACTTTTAACTCTGGCTGTAATTGGTGTATTTTTCATATTTGTAGTTTTGTGTTATTAGAATTTTGAAAACATAGACTTCGTGTCTGCGGGCTTAAAGCCTGTGCCTTTGACAGCGGGATCTTTATCTTTCCCTTTGCCAACTGAATTTGCAAAACCAGCTAAATTTGCTGCAGTAGGTTCTGGGGTTGCGTCTTTAAATCCGTCCGCAACTGCTGCTCCAATATCCGTAAACTTTTTATTAGTATTAGCTGCGCCGTCCACTAAAGCCATATTGATTTTCAAAGGAGATCTAGACTTATCTGTTATAGGTCTGCTTTTACCTAAGT